CTTGGCGATCTCGCGGGACGACATAGTCCGCGCCACGTTTTCAGATTGCGAAAATCGTGGCGCGAGATTGGTGGTGCTATTGATATGTGGCTGGGTTTGCATATAATCGGCCTCACAAAGTGTTATCGAATCAGCCGACCTCGACCGTCGGCTTTTTTGTGCGTGGAATTCAGCGCCGAAGCGCCAACTTCCCGCCCTACTCCCCGCTTAGCCCTTCCAAAACCCACTGGATAAAACTCCAGCGACCTCAGGTTTCTTACTTCTCAGACCGGCTGGGCCGATACTGGCTACATGGGCAGCAGGGCTTGCCTGTCAGGCGGCTTGGTCTTTCTTTGTCGCCTTGAACTTGCCCTTGGAAAGGACTTGGATCTGGTACTGCCGGGATTCGGGAATCGTTTCCCCCCACATGGTCACTGCGCTTGGACGGATGCCCAAAGCGAGTGCCAGCTTCGTCTTGCTGCCGAAGAATTCGGCGACTTCATGCGTATTCATTGCGCATCCTCGTTCGAGCCTGTCGCAATTTAAGCATGCTTAAGTTATGGCATCAACGGCGTTTTTGACCTACTGCATGCTTAAATTCAGTTAACTTAATATTGAGTCCATGGAAAGACACGAACGCATCGCCCGCGCCATACAGGTCAGCGGTAAAAAGAAAGGGGAAATTGCATCGCTTTGCGGCGTTGCAAATTCGGCCGTCACTCAATGGATAACCGGTGAGAGCAAAAGCCTCAGGCCGGAGAACCTTTACGCCCTGGCTAAAGCAACCGGCTTCAGGGCTGAGTGGCTTGCTATTGGTGAAGGTGAAGAGTGTGGGGTTACGGAGTCGAACGTCTCTTCGGCTACCCAGCCCACCAAATCATTCCGCTACCCGGTAGTGAGCTGGGTTGCCGCCGGAGCCTGGGCGGAAGCAGTGGAGCCATACCCGGCTGGAATCTCGGACACCTACGAGTTTTCGGAGTACGACTCCAAAGGCCCGGCGTTCTGGCTAACAGTTAAAGGTGACTCGATGACGGCGCCCGCCGGCCAGAGCATCACCGAGGGCACGCTGATCCTGGTGGACACTGAGGCTGAAGTTGCACCAGGTAAGCTGGTCGTGGCCAAGCTGCCGGATAGTAACGAGGCGACGTTCAAGAAGCTGGTCAGCGACGGCGGCCGGCTGTTCCTGAAGCCACTGAACCCGAGCTACCCCATCGAGGCTATCGACGAGAACTGCCGGATCGTTGGTGTGGTTGTGCAGGCGCTGCAGAAGTTTTACTGATGATCGTAAGGACGCTGGTGCAGTAAAGTCCTCAAGAAATCCCACTCAAGCAAGGAGGCAAGAAGTGATTCCTGATTGGAATGCAGAGGGATTAATCCCTCCCATCAATGAGCAGAATCCGGCTGGACTCGATAGGTCTCCGTACGAGGTTGATCTCCCGACGTTCGTCCAGCATTTCGCGACCAGCATTGATCGATGTGCTATTTTGGAAGGGTACCTTTCGCATCGAACAGAACTCCATCGGATGGGTATGGTGGATGGATTTCAATGGCTAGACGGTAGTTTTACAGAAAACATAGAGTTGATTGAAAGACGAGCCCCCAGAGATATAGACGTTGTGACGTTTACATTTGAGGGCGACGATTTCTACGACGATTTGGTGCCCGACGATTTGCGATTGCTTGGCGGCACCAAAGCAGATAAGGATTATGTGAAGCAACAATTTAAGGTTGATTTCTATGTGCAGTCGCTGTGTGACACACCAGATGTTCTCGTAGAAATGACGTCATATTGGTATAGCATGTGGGCACACCGGCGCTCCAAACAGTGGAAGGGTTTTTTGCGGGTGGATCTGGATCCTCAACAGGATCAGGCGGCCCGGGATGCGCTATCGACCCGAAAGCAGGAGCTGGCTCATGAATAGGAATGAATATCTGCATCAATCGGCAGAACTACTGTTCCTCAAAAAGCAGCTTTCAAAGCCGGGCCTCAGCAAGCTATCCGCTATGTCTATTCGCTCCAGGGTCGAAGAAGCTCAGGCGTACCTCGAAGAGCACAGCAATAACTCATACCAGCCTGCCAAGGTAGTGCTTACCTATCGAGGCGCGCCGGTTTGGGGCACTCACGGTGTACTCGCAGAATTTGGCACCGCCGCAACGCAGGCTTTTAGTGAGGCCATTGCTACCATAGCTGCTTCATTATCTGGCGCGCTTGCGGACAAAGGCCCCATTCCCAACAGATCGAGCAATCAACTGCTCATCACCGGAACGGCCCTTGGCTCCTTTGGATTTGAGCTTGAAGAAGCTCCCGCGGACAAACAGCTCGTGATTGAAGGAACCACTTCCGTATCCCAGGCCATTGACCTGATGGCTGACCTTCTTGAGGCGACAACCAAGAGCGACGAAGAGCTATCTGAGCCAGTTTCAAGACTTGCGGACCGAGCTATAGCAAGCGTTTCTGAGTTTCTAGGAAAGCTCGCCAGTTTCGATGCATCTTGCTCCGTCACGACTAAAACTAAAAAGTTTCAATTCGCGGATACAGAACAGGTGCGCCGCAGCAAGGACCGCCTCAGCTTGGACAACATTAAGGAAACTGTGGAAACCTTTAGTGGCGAGTTTATTGGTGCTCTTCCTGATAAGCGGGCATTCGAGTTCCGCACTACCGAAGGTACGGTGATCTACGGCGGAATTCCGAGAGATATCCCAAATCCAAATGCTGTTAACCAACATCTATACAAGAGTTTTACAATAACCCTAAGCGCTAAGCGCATCGGATCAAGCCGGCCCCGCTATATCCTTCACGCATTTCCTTGGATTGACTGAAGTAAAAAAGCCCAGCCCAACGCCGGGCTTCTTGTATCTCGCCTTTCACGACCTTTTTACAGTCCAGAGACTATGGTGATTCCTGCTCCTAGTGAACATCCCTTTAAGCCCGCCCTCCCATCGCGGGCTTTTCTTTGCATGCGATTTGGCAAGGCTATATGCACAGCCTAAATGCAAGGTTCGGGCATACTGCATGAGTGCGCATGGCCACCATGCCTTGTAACTATTTGATTTTATTGTCATTATTTCTTTGAATAAAATGGCACGGGAAATGCGCTAACTATACGGAACTGCCGGCAGAGATCGGCAACATCCCCGTGATAGTGAGGCAACAAAAAATGAATGCCATCGACCTTCTAAAAGCCGATCATGAAAAAGTAAAAGCAATCCTGACTCAGTTGAGCGAGTCGACTGATCGGGCTGTTAAGAAACGCACAGATCTTCTGGAAAAGCTGGAAATGGAGATTTCGATCCATACACAGCTGGAAGAACAAATCCTTTATCCGGCATTCAAGGCGGCTGGTGGAAAGGATGAAGCCGAAATGTACTACGAGGCGAAGGAAGAGCACCGCACAGTCGACTCCCTTGTCCTTCCCGACTTGAAAGCGACGGACCCAACCACCCCAGAATTCGCTGGGCGTGTGAAGGTGGTGAAAGAGCTGCTCGAGCACCACATCGAAGAAGAAGAGACTGAGATGTTTCCGAAGGCCAAAAAGCTTCTCGGCAAATCGAAGCTTGATCAGCTTGGCGAGCAAATGTTGGAGCTGAAAGCAACGCTGAAGAAGAGCATGAGTGCGGCAAAACTGGCTGCGTAACCCCCCTCGAAGCGCACAACGATAAGCCCGGTTATACACCGGGCTTTTTCATGACTGGAAGAAAGCGCCATTCAGAAATATGCATTTGTGCATGAAACTTCCTGCACCCCTCTTGCCAAGATATGTCAGTGCAAATACTGTGTATGCATACAGTATTCGCAAGGAGCGAAGCATGATCCAGCCCCCCTGCCCCACATCAAAACCGCGGAATTCCTACGAGCTTGTCGGCCATCGCCTGCAACGCATAATTGCCTCTCCTCGAGTGCAGAGGATCCAACTGGTCGAGGTATCCAGGCGCCACGACGAAAGCCCTGAGGCCTGGCGCCAGGTCATCCAAGATATCGGCGACACCGCCGGCATAAGGGTCGAGCAGCTGGAAGACGGCGCCGTCCGGATCGGCTGGCGCGAGTACTGCGACGCTTAAAGGAGCCCGCCACTGAGCGGGTTTTTATCGCCTTGAATTTCAGCATTCTGAATTATTTATTTCAGCATGCTTGACACTTTAATTTCAGCTTGCTTAAATTCACCTCAAGCCAGCAACGAACACCGCCGGCGAGCAGCGAGAGCTGCGCCGCTCTTTAACAGTCAGCGCAATACAGAAATACCAACAGACCGCATTGCCTCTACCGGCGACCGGCGATCAGACGGGTCAGATAGCCCGCCCACGACAGGAGAACCCTGTACGGCTGATCGAGAGCGAAACGCTCGAACCGTGCGAATGACCTGGCAAGCAATGCGCCCCGCGAATCCCAGCGGCAGAAGGGAGAGATACCGAACTGAATTAGCGGTCCCGATAGCTTCGGCTGGGAACGCCGGACCTCATGCACCCTGCCCCACTCAGCTAGGGCATTTAGAGCTGTAGCGTGCATGTTGTAAGAACCTGTGATCCACGGCGAACAGATGCTGTTTGACGCTGTGAGTAGGAAGCTCGAAGCCCACTACGAAGACGACCGGCCAGCCCTGCAATCAGCAGCGGGCAACGGGCCACACCGCTGACGCAACAACCCCGGTCTGACGCCAGTAGCGAGGTCGGGGGTTTCACCGATAGTCCTTGGCAGCAGGGACTAACGGGAAACCAATCGAGGATCACGACGATGGAAGCAACGATCATCAACGGCGGATGGAAGGGCCACCTCGGACGCGGCCTGGCGCCGCGAGAGCTTCAGTTTCTGCTTTGGATTGCCCAGGGTTTCACCTCGAAAGAGATCGCCCGGGAGGCAGGCATAGAGGCCGGCACAGTCAAGAAGCGCCTAACCAATGCGATGTTCAAACTGGGCGTGACGAAGCGCACTGCTTTGGTGGCCGAGGCCATGAAGCGCCAGATCATCACGCCGGTCTGCTTTGTGCTGGCGGCGCTGATTGCCATGCACTCTATGATCAGTGACGACTCGCTGCGTCGTGATCGCCGGGCGCCGGAAAGGCGAATGGCTCAGGTGCGGATGGTGCGCAGGGCGCAATGCGCCGAGCTTTTCGCCTGATAGGCACGCAACTAACCCAGGCCGTCGCAAGTAGCGGGACTGGGTGTTGCGAGGTTACTGACGCAGGTAAGCAAACATGTGCTGTACATAATCGGCTTTCCCGAGAGGTACACCGTTATGGCGCAAGATGTTGTATGCGGTGATCAGGTGGAAGTAAAACTGTGGAGTTGCCCAGTTCACAGCATATTCGCTACCGGTCATATCGAAGGCCATCCCATTTGGCAACTCAATAGCGATTTCACGCTCAGCCCCTTCCTCTATTCGGGCGCGGTCCGCCGAATCAAGAACAGCCAAAGTGCGTTCAATCAGCTCCTTCGCTGCCACCAAATTTTCCGGAGGAGTGAGCGAGCCAACCGGCCGTTGTGTAAGTCGCTGCACCGCCTCCTGGGCTTGAGTGCAAGCGTACTGAATTTGTCGGGCCAGATCGTGCATATCAGGTGCTAGTCGAGCGCCAAGCAGATTTTGAGGGTCATAACCGCGCTCCAGAGCTGCGGCCTCACCTTTAGACAAAAGAGCCGATAACGATCGCAGCATTTGCGCGAAACACGGGATGGTAACTGAGTAAACCGACATATCTTTTCCCTAAGTAGTCATTCATAGCGGGCAGAAAGGATCAGCCTTTCTCCCGAATACCGCCTTGAATCCTAGCAGACTGTTGACCCTCCTCTGCCAACACTCCCGCAACCCCCTTCCCCACCTCTATTACGTCAGCACTCCTCCCCCGCGCCCATCGGCAACCAGCGGGAGGCATGAGTGTTGACGAATACAGGTGAGCAACCCGCCACTTTGGAGGCGACCATGAACACAGCATTGAATATTTGCCAGGAGCGTTACGACGCTCAGTTGCCTCCAGAGGTCAGCGAGGCAAATCCGGAGCAGGAGTGGCTTGAACACTCGGCGGAACAGTTGGTGTGCGGCATGGACATCAAGTGGAAGCGCCGCTACGGCCAGCCACAGGTTGTGACGTTCGACCGGTTCTGCACGGTTCTGCAGGGCCACCTGAACCAACGCCAGATTGACGGACTGGACGAGCGTGATTCGTTTGCTCGCCTGCTGCTGTCGGCAATGCTCGGCAGCCAGGGTGACGCCCGGGCACACGCTGCGGACTTGCTGGGCCAGCAACGCCCCATTGAGGCGGTCGAGAAGATCGCCGTCGCACTGCTCAGGCCCTACGCCGCCGACGCGGTAGCAGCAGAGCGGGAAGAAGCTGAAGACGACGTGGATGCCAGCCTATGAGCGCCCACATCCTCATCGACGAAGCGCTTGAAAGCCTCAAGCATGCCGCCAGCACGCAAGAAGAGGCCCTGATTGTTCAGCGGATGATCGCCCAGTTCTTGATTGACGAAACGATCTCCCTCAAGGAATTCGACCACTACTGCGCACGCCTCAACAAGGTTTCGCGCAAGGAGGCAGCGTGACAACAGCACCGGTTAAATCACTGGTCGACGAGCAGCTCGAAGACATCAGCGCCCACAACCTGCGCGAGGCCTACAGCCTTGCCGAGCGCCGCGGTTTCTTTGGCGCGCCGGTCGAGCAATACGCTGAACCTGGTTACGGCGGTCGCGTCCTCCAGGTCCTGCGTTACCGAGTGGAACGGCAGAGCTGATCAACCTTTGCCTTTGTTCTTGTTCTTCGCACTGCCCTGCCGCGCTTTGAATTTCGGATTGGATTTGCAGATCACGTAGATCCGGCCCCGGCGCTTTACGATCTGGCAGTCGCGATGACGGTTTTTTGCTTCTTTGAGTGAGGACAACACTTTCATAGGTGAGGCTCCTTGCGGTGAGTTGATACGTAATAACATATCTTAAATACGAATAAGAACGTTTATCAACTCTTATTTCCCCTCCCCCCTTCATCGCTGCGAGCATCGCGGCAAGGAACCCCCATGTCCGCAGTAATGAAGCAGGACGACAACACCCCTGCTATGTCGGAGGCCGCGCTCGTTGAAGTGCTGAGCAGCAGCCTCTACCCCGGTGCCGAAAAGAACTCAGTCGTGATGGTGTTGGCTTACTGCCAGGCCGCGCACTTGGACCCGATGTTGAAGCCTGTGCACATCGTTCCGATCTGGAACTCCAAGACGAAAAAGATGCAGGACACGGTGATGCCTGGTATCGGCCTATACCGCATCCAGGCGGCGCGCACCGGCCAATACGCAGGGATCAGCGAGCCGGAATATGGCCCTCCGATAACGGCCAAGTTGAGCGGCGTAGAAGTCACGTATCCCGAATGGTGCCGCGTGACCGTCAAGCGGCAGATGAGCAACGGGCTGGTGGCCGAGTACACCGCCAACGAGCGCTGGCTTGAGAACTACGCGACGTCGAGCAAGGACACCGCGGCGCCCAATGCCATGTGGAAACGTCGAGCATTTGCCCAGCTCGCCAAGTGCGCCGAGGCGCAGGCACTTCGTAAAGCATTCCCTGAAGTCGGATCCGCGCCAACGGCTGATGAGATGGAAGGAAAGGCATTCGAGGAGCCGGCGCGTGATGTCAGCCCACGACAGCAAGCCCAGCCTGAGCCGGAATCGCTGCCCGCCTACTCCGACGAACTGCTGACCGAGAACATCGTGAAGTGGCAGCCACTTATCGACTCGAACCGCACCAGCCCCGAACACCTCATTGCGACTATCAGCAGCAAGTACACGCTGAGCCCGGCGCAGATTGAAAAAATCACCAACCTCAAAGCTCTCGATGGAGATTCAGCATGAAAATTCACAACGTAGCTCAAGGCTCCGCCGAGTGGCTTGCCCTCCGCGCCCAGCACTTCACCGCTTCTGAAGCTCCGGCAATGATGGGCGCCTCAAAATACCAATCCCGCACCGACCTGCTGGCCGCCAAGAAGACCGGCATCACGCCGGAAGTCACACCATCTCAACAGTTTATCTTCGACAAAGGCCACGCTACTGAAGCCCTGGCCCGCCCACTGACTGAAGCGTTGATCGGCGAAGAGCTGTACCCCATCGTTGCCACCGAAGGCAACCTGCTGGCCTCCATGGATGGCGCCACGATGCTCGGTGAGACCCTGTTCGAGCACAAGCTCTGGAATGAGTCAGTCGTGGCCCAGGTGAAAGCTGGCGATCTGGCTCCGCACTACTACTGGCAGCTTGAGCAGCAACTGCTGGTGAGCGGCGCTGAGCGGGTGATTTTTGTTTGCTCGGACGGCACGCCGGAGAACTTCGTGCACATGGAATACCGGCCCGTTGCCGGGCGCGCCGCCCAGTTGATCGAAGGCTGGAAACAGTTCGAGGCAGATCTGGTCAACTTCGAACTGGCGGACGCGCCTTCAATCGTAGTCGGCAAGGCACCTGATGAACTGCCCGCCCTACGCATCGAGCTGACCGGCATGGTTACCGCCAGCAACTTGAAGGTGTTTGAAGACTCGGCCCTGGCTGTGATCGACTCGGTGAAAACCACGCTCTCCACCGACCAGGACTTCGCCGACGCCAAGAAGGCGGTCAAATGGTGCGGTGATGTTGAAGAGGCTGTCGCCGTCGCCAAGAAACAGGCCCTGTCGCAGACCCAAAGCATCGACGAGCTGTTTTCGTCGCTGGATCGCATCAGTGCCCATGCTCGCGAGACTCGCCTGAAAGTCGACAAGCTGGTGAAGGCTCAAGAGCTGCTGGTGAAGACCAACATCAAGCAAAAAGCCGAGCTGGCGCTGGCGGATCACATCGCCGCAATCAACAAGACGCTGGGGAAAGTCACGCTACCTCATGTCGTTTCGGACTTCGCCGGCGCCATGAAGAACAAGCGCACCATCGCCAGCCTTCAGGACGCAGTAGATACCGAGCTGGCCCGGGCGAAGATCGATGCAAGTCAGGCAGCGGACAGCATTCGTTTGAACCTGACCAGTCTTGCAGAGCTCGCCGTTGATCATGCCTTCCTGTTCAGCGACGTGCAGCAGCTGGTCACCAAAGCCAACGATGACCTGGTGACGCTGATCAAATTCCGAATCTCCGAACACCAGAAGGCGGAGCAGGCAAAGGCCGACGCGAAGCGCATCGCCGAAGAGCAGGAAGCCCAGCGACTGGCAGCCATCAAGCCAGAGCCAGTCGTGGAGAAGGTGGCGGTGCCCGAGCCAGTCCGCGCCACGCCAGTCCAAACAGCGGCACC